CTGCTCCTGCCTTGCAAGTCTTGCGAGTGCCCGCGCCTGCGCCTTGTTGGTGAGGTCGAGTTCCTTCTGCCGGGACGAGCCAGTGCCGCCGCTGGTGGTGGACGGCAGGCGCGGGGCGCGGCGCTTGGGCGCTGGTGGCTTGTCCAGCCCGAGCCGGCGGCGTTCGGCAGCGCTTTCGTCGTCGGGGTGGCTCACGCCGATGCCGTTGAGGCGGTCGGCGAACCGGCCCAGCTCGGTGTAGGCGGCAACAATGTCGGATTTAAGAAGCGAAAAAATCGTTTTCGCAGAACCAGGATTCGTGACAACTGCTGCGAATGCGCCCCAAGTCTTGCCTACGACCGTCAACTGCGTCCCCAGCGCAGCCGCTGCGAGTGAGATTTTGTCAAACAGGAATTTCGCGCGCGCGGCCCATTCGTCGGACACACCCTCTTCCTGCAGCCGCAGGAATTGATCAGCAACGGCCTGCAGCGACGGCAGCAGCGCGGCGGTGATGCGGGTGCCGACACCGCTGGCGATGAGGCCGATGTTCGACATCGTGTCGTTGAAGATCTCGGACTGTTTCGTCAGCTCCTCGGTGACGCCGCTGAAGCGCCGGTAATACTCAGCGTTTTTGCGAATCGCGTCGCCGCCGCCATTGAGCAGCACGATCTGCTCGGCGCCGGCCTTGCCGAACAGCCGCATGGCCAGGGCGACCTTCTCGGGGCCGTCTTCGAATTCCGCAAATCGGTCCGCGATTTCGGCATAGGCGACATCGACGGTCTTGGTCTTGCCCGCCGCATCAGTGGCGCTGATGCCCAGGGCCTTGAACGCTTCGCTGGCGAGCTTTTCGCCGCTGGCGGCTTCGGCCAGGCTGCGGTTGAGTTTGTCGGCCGCGTCGGTCATGGTATGCACGTCGCCGCCGGCCAAGGTGGCCGCGTAGCCCAGACCGGCGAGCGTTTCGGCCGCGATACCCGTGCGCTGACTGAGCTTGGCCAGATCGTCGGCGCCGTCGACTATGGCCTGAAACGCACCAACCAACACCTTGACGCTGACGGCTCCGGCCAATGCGATGAAGCCGTTCTTGATGACATCGAGCGAGCGGGTGATTTTTTGCGCGGTTTTCTCGGACGCGCGCGCGGCCTCGCCCATGTCGGCCTCGAACTTGGCCATCTTGGCGACCAGGTCGACGGAGAGCGAAGCAAATGCCATGGCTATTTCTCCAGCGCGTTGCGGATGGTTGTCATCAGATCGATCAGCAAATACCAATCGGCCACGGGGTAGAAGGCATCGAACACAGGCCAGCGCTCGGGCGCCCAGCCGGCGCAGAACAGCCAGCACTGCTGGGCTTGCGCCGCGATCGGGTCGAGCGTGGGCCGGGGGCCACGCAGGTCGCCAAAGCCGGCTTCGCGCATGGCGGCCACGTCAGCGGCGCCGCGCTCCCAGGCCAGCAGCTTCAGGAGTTTTTTTCGGCTGTATCCTGCACAGCCTGGCGCGCTTCGAGGCGCGGCATGAGCTCGCCGAACAGCTGCGTGGCCCATTCGTCCTGGGCATCGAGCAGCAGCGCGATGGCCTCGGGGTCGAACGGCAGGTCTTCGGCGGCGGCCTCGTGGGTGGCCAGCAGGTCCCCCACGCGCAGGCCACGCCAGGCGACGATGGCGCGTTCGAGCATGACGCGCTGCCAACGGGCGGAGTTGGCCGCCGGAGCGCCGGTGCCGCAGTCCAGGTAGGAGACCATGGTTTCGTGCTTGGTGGGCACCTGCAGCGTGATGATGGCGTCCGCGCGGCCGGCCATCGGCACTTCGAAGCGCCGCGCGGCCAGCGCTTTGCGCTTGATTTGGGCGAGCTCTGCCATGACCTATCAGCTCGCGTATTCCGTCGGCAGCGCGGTGAGCGCAAAGCCGATGGTGCGGCTGATGATCTGGCCAGTGGTGAGCTTGCCCAGATCGGACATGGACCAGTAGCCGTTGAGGTACACGACCGAACCGTTGGGCAGCGTCCAACGCATCGCTGCGGGTACGCCACCTGCTTCGAGCGCACGCAGGGCTACGTTTTGCGCCAGCGTGATGTCGTCGGCTATCTCGATGGTGATGGAAAGCGGCGACTTGGCCAGCGGGATGCGGCGCTGGCGCAGCTCGTTAAGAAACTGGTAGTCCAGGTATTGCGGCTCGCCGCCTTCGACGGCGATGGTGAGGATCTGCGCGATGTTGGTGAACGCGGTGATCTCGCGCACGCTGCCTGCGCCGGCGCCGGCTGGGAACTTGGTGGTGCTGGTGGTGTTGAACCCCTCGAACGTGACGTCATTGGTTGCGACGACGCTGGCGCGGATGACCTTGCCGTCCAGGTCGGGCCAGGCGGAGGCGACCTCCATGAGGTCCCCGACGATGACGGCGTGGCTGGCCTCGAGCGTGGCAACGGCCGGGTTGGCGTTGCTCACGGCGCTCATGGCCTTGCTGACGCCGTAGGTGGATGCGAATGCGACGATGGTGCCGTCTGCGACTACTGCTGCCATGATTGGCTCCTAACGTGGTAAAAAAATGGCCCTCGCATGGAGGGCCAACGGTTGCCGGCTTGAATCCGGAATCTGGGGCGTTGCGCCTGCTGTCTGTTGCTCACTCCCACCAGGCGACCTGCAAGCTGCAGACGTGGCGATCGGTGTCGGCGTCGTAGCCGGACGCACGGCCTGGCACGGTTTGGCTGATGACGCCGCGCACGGCTGCTGCCACAGCGTCGGCCAGTGCGTCGGCGCCCAGGCGGGTTTCGGACCAGCACTGCACCTCGAGGCTGGCCTGCGATCGCAGGTGGGTGCCGTCCAGCGCGGTGATGGGTTGGGTGCCGGTGCGGGCGAAAACGACGAAGGGGAACACGGCGCCCTCCTCCATGCGGTCGACTGCGACGCGGGTTTGCACGAGGGCTGCCACGGCCGGGTTGGCGACGAGCAGGGCGCGCAGGGCGGATTCGGCGCTCATGGGACGATCTTTCCGCTGGCGTTGGTCTTGGCGATCCACTTGTCCAGCGCGGCCTGGATGACGGGCAGCGCGCCGGTGAGTTTGTTGGCGCCGGCCTGCAGGAAATTGCGCGCGCGCATCTTGCGGGTGCCGAACGCGACAAAACGCCAATAGAACGGGTCGACCGGGCTGCGGGCACCGCGCAGGCTGGCGCGGGTTTGTGTGCGGGTGCGGACCTTGAGGCCAAACACCCGGCTGGTGCTGGTCTTGAACCGCGCGCCCTTGTCCGGGCGCACGTCGACGACCACCCCCACGTCGCCGGCCTGGCGCGCGGTCTTGCTGGTGCGCACGACGATGGACTTGCGCACCAGGCCGACGGTGCGGTATGGCACCGGCTTCTGGAGCACGGGCGCATGGGCGCGGGCCGCGTCGCGCACCGGGCGGGCGCCGGCGCGCAGGGCGTTGAGCAGTACGCGCACGCGCAGGGCACCGGGCAAGGCGCGCAGCTTGGCGATGAGATCGTCCCAACCTTGCAGGCGCACGCCATCATCAACGGCCATCTTTGACTCCCCTGCGGCACAGCAGCCGCGTTCTGTCTTTACGCCCGCCAAATGGCTCGACGCTGGTGATGTCGTAGCCCACGCCGAGCCACTCCAGGCGCCAGGTGGTGCTCACGTCTGCACGGTGGCGGATGTGCAGCTCGACGACGACGTCGTCGCTGATCTGCGCGGCGGCTACGGCCTCGGCGCTGCGCAATGTGATGCGCTGGGCCCAGACGGTGCCTTGGCTGACCCAGGTGATGGTGTCCTGGCCGGCGGCGTCCAGCGTTGGGGCGCCGCGGCTGTAGAGTGTGACGCGTTGGTCGAGGCGGCCGGCTTGCATGGTGGGCTACATGCTCCAGACTTTGACGGTGTCGAGCAACGCCTGGGCACCGGTTGGAATCTCGGTGAGCGTGCCAGATACCGTGTCCTCCCGATGCTCGTACAGGTGGCCCACTATGAGCTTGAGGGCGCTGAGCACGGCCGGGTCGATATCGGCGGCGAGGACGCCGGCGACGTACCGGATCAGCACGGCGTTGACCTCACAGCGGGCCGAGGGCCAGCTGGTGCCGAATGCGGGGAACAGCCGGGCCGGGGTGCCGTAGGTGTCGAGCTTGTAAGCGCCGGGGTCCACGGTCTGCAGCACGCCGGCCTGGTCCAGGTATTTGACGCTGGTAATGCCCGTGACCGGGCCGCGCGGCAGGGTGATCCAGCTGACCGGGAACGCATCGAGCGCGAGCTCCAGGGTCTGCTCGCCGATGCTGGTCTGGGTGTAGTGCTGGGCCAGTTTGAGCGCGCCGGCCAGCGCGCCGGTGAGCGTTGCATCATCCGGGTGGGTCGAGCCGACCGGGTCGAGCTTGCAGTGCAGGCGCAGGGCTGGCAGGTCGAGCGGTGCGGCTGGGGGGGTGATGACTTTGAATGTCATGGGGATTTGGTCCTTGCCATGGGCTCAATCAAATTGCCAGGTGCTTCCACTCGGCAGCAGTCAACCCACGGTCATCGTTGTATTTGTCCGTCATATCTTGGTGCTTGTGGCCCAGGAGGTGCTGCGTCTGGATTCCTTGCGCGCGGTACAAGCGCTCCGACAATGACCGGATCTCGTGGAGTGACGGCCATTCACGGTCGGCGTAGGCGGTGTTCCCCATCACGGTACGTATGATTTCGTTGAACCGATTGCTGAGCGACGACAGCTCGATGCGCTTGCCATCATTGCGGCGCAGCAGCGTCGGCCCGGGCTTGCAATAGTGCTGGCACAGGTCGATCACGTCACCGAGGGTGAGGCCAATCACGTCGAGTGTCAGTGCGAGCGGCAGAGCAACCCGGGCACCGTACGCCTTGCCAGCCTTCTTTTGCTGCTCGATGTGCAAGTGACCGTCCCAGACGTCATCGAACCGCATCTTGGCCAGGTCGGCACGCCGCTGGCCGGTGACGAGCGCCAGGAGCAGCATGAACAGGACCCACGGCTGGCGATGCACAAGCGCCACTTCGCACATGCTGTCCCACACGTCGAGCGACAGACGCTTTCGCTTGACCTTGTTCGGCGGCCGGCGCGTGTTGAGCACGGGGTTACTCTCGCACCAGTCGTTGGCCACCGCCTCGCGGTACATGTCGCGCAGCTCATCGAAGATCCGCCGGGCCATCGAAGATCGATCGGGCAAAAAGGCCTGCAGCGCGGACGAGATGTGCCGTGGTTTGATGTCACGCAGCGGGCTGGCGCCCCACATCAAGCGGATATGCTTAAGATTGGAGCGGCGATTCTTGACGGTCTGCGGGTCATAGCCGCGCTCCAGCAGCAGGCCTTCGTAAACATCGATCCACTTGCTCAGCGTGGCCTCGTTCGACGTCACCGCGAGATCCACACCCGGGTACACCCCCACCTCGACCGGCTGCAGCAGTGCCGTCGCCATGGTACGGCGGAACCGATCAAACAGCGCATCGGCGATGCGATCGACGTCGTTCATGGGATGGCTACCGGCAGGGGATGGGATCAGTAGACCGGGATAATCGAGTAGTCGTTGGTAAACGGACTCTTGACCCGCCCTCCTGGCTGCCGCACCGTGCGCAGCGAGTCGAGAAAGCTGCCGTCGTTCAGCGTCTGGTTGATGTACGCGATGCCAAGCTGGCCCGCCCCCACAATCGGCAAGGTCGATGCGTTGTTGACCTGTTTGGTGGCAGCAATGGACTCAAAACGATTGCCGTAGCCAACCGGCGACACGGTGGCGGTGGTCAGAATGGACAGGTGGCCTGTGGCGGCTGTCGAACCACCAAAAATGCAGTTGACCAGCTTCATGGTTGCCGCTGCGCCGCCATGCTGGACTTGGCCACCCCAAAACACCGTGCGCAGGGCGTCAACATTGGCCACCGGGAGGCCCGCTGCATTGTTGTGGAATAGCAGGACCGCCGAGCTGGATGTGTCCGACAGATTTTTGTAGACCAGGCCGGAATCGACAAAGCGGAAGTTAGGCCGCAACGCAACAGACGCATGGGCGATGGTGATCGGGACGGCGGCAAAGGCGTCGTCCGTGGCAACCGTTGCGCTGATGTCGCCCCGACGCTTGCCAACCTCGGCCCGGATCAGACGCAGGTAAAAGGCGGTCGTGAGCGCGTAGCTGGTATAGAGCAGGATCGACTGTTGCGCGCCTGACTTGAATGTCGTCAGCCGCAAGTCTTGGAAGTCCCAATTCTGTTGCACCGCGCTTGACACAGGCCCCATTAGCCAGTTGCTTGCCGACGCGTTGTTGCCCACGATGGTGGAGGCCTTACCGGCCCCCGACACATGGACATACTCCGTCGTGTCGCAAAGGGTGGTGAAGAACACCGGGTTGATCGAGGTGCTCTCGCTGTAAGTTCCGGCGGTCAGGTGAACCCGTCCACCATGTGGAACCCGCGATCCAGTCATCGCATACTGCAACGTCTTGAAGGCATCGGTGCCGGGTGCGTTGCCACGAAGGATGCGACTTGTGGTGGTCGCGTCGTCGGTGCCGTTCACGGTGTCCACGAAGAATACTGGCGCTACCGTGTCGGGCCGCTCACCGTTCCACGCCAGGGAGGCATCAAACTGCACTACTGCCGTTCCATCCTTCATCGGTGCATTCACCGAGTTCACGATGTAGATGTTGCTGCCCGCCATGAAGAACGCCTGCGGCACGAAGATGACGCCGCCGGTCTTGCTGCGGCACACCGCATTTCTGGCGTACATGGTCCTGTCCGACGAGGACGTGTGGATGCTGTTGAGATAAGCCCCCGCGACCACGTTGTCCGCTGCAGCCACCGAGTCGATCCAGATGTGATTGCCGTTTGGATGCTTGATGCCGAAGTAACCAGAGCGGCCATTGACCTCCATGATCGTGCGCGCGACCCGCTCGCTGGTCGTGAAGTCATAGCTGTGACGGAATATCCCGCACGGGTTTTCCACCGAGCCCGTGGAGTTTCTTGCGTCCGTCAGGATGTAGACGCCATCGGACTCAAAAAGAGCATCAACCGACCGATACCGCTGAGACCCATACAGGCACTTGAACGCCGATGGGTAGTTGGTGGCGTTGGATGAAACCGTGGCGTTGGACGCAATGGCCGTAACCCCGTCCCACTGCAAGATCGCAGATTGTTGGTCGTTGACCACGCTCGACAGGCTGCTGGTGTCGCCAAAGAGAATGTAAACCTTGCCGTCGATGCTGTTGTACCGAACCGCGTGGATGTGGCGCACATAGTTTCCGCCATTTGCCACGTCGTTGACGGTGGACAGGCCATCGGTGTTCCACTCTGCTGCGATGGCCCAGGTGACGCCATCGTCGGTTGATTTGTAGAGGCAAACGGCGTCGTTGGCACCGCCGAGCGTGCGGGCCGTCCCGGCGTTGTACTCGCCGATGAACAGGACGCGCCGCCCCTGGATCGTCGCCTCGCAGAAATTGCGATCGGAAAGCCACGACACGTCGGCGCTCCTGGCGCCGCTGACAGGAGGTAGCGTGTTCCGCGTCCCGAGTTGCAGCACCAGCGACACGTTCGCACCGTAGTCCGTTGACCTGTAGATGTCCCCGCTGCGGCTTGCGTTTTCGACATGGATGAATATCAGGCCGGGCGTGGAAGTCACCGCGACGCGTGTGATCGTCAGCCCAGCGGCAGGGGTTGCGCCCAGTATGGCCGCGTGCGATCCTACCGGGTAGCGGACAAGCCGGTCAGTGCTTGCAGAATACGCCCCGTAGAGGTAGGTGCCGTCGCTGTTCAGCAGCAAATCTGGATACCAGTCGGTCGGGGTGAGCTGCGGGATGGTCTTGGTGGATGCCTTGGGCAACGAAGCGTATGGCTCCAAGTTGTTGACCAACGCATCTTGAATGACAGTCCTCAACCCCGTGAGCTGTGGCACTACATCGGTCCCATCCCCTGACACCAGGGATTGGCCATCCGGCGAGAAGTGAGCCGGCGGTCCCAGGCCTGGCGAATTGCCTGGCGGGACCCATGTGACACCGCCGGCCAGATTGGAGGTTGCGACCTTGGCCGCGACCATTGCCGCTTCGGTCGTCGCGTCGGTGGTATAGAGCGTCCCCGCCGGCTGCGCGCCCCAGTTGGACAAAAGTTTGATGGTCATGTCGTGCTATTCCTCGGGGATGCGTTCTGCGGGTGGCTCAGGCCGCGGGCTGGTTCTGTTCGAGCGTGGCGGCGTAGGCGACGGCCTCTTTGCTGGGATCGGCCAGGCCTTGCTCGTCGGCCAGCTTGGCTTCTGCTGCCGTCAGCGTGACAACATCATTGGCACGACCCAGCGTGCAGTCGGCGAGTACGCGGACCTTGACGGTCTTGGCGCTCTTGGGTGCGCTGGCCTGGCTGGGCGCAGGGTCGGCGAGCTTGGCCAGGCCCTGCGTGAGCAAAGGCTCGGCTTCGTCGGGCGGGACTTCGAATGCCCGGTCGGCTTCGATGTCCTTGCCGATTGACGGCACCATGGCCGCCAGTATGAGCGTCAATGCGATGAGTCTGGTTTTCATAACCGTTCCATGAGATGTGAATGACGCCGCCCAGCATCTGGCCGGGCGGGCTGGTGGATGTGAACGCCGCATCGTGGCGCGGCGTCGGTGCGCTTACGTTGCGCTGTGCTGGTACAGCTTGACGCTGTTGACGTCCAGCAAGTTGCCGCCGGTGCGGGCCCAGGCCAGGAAGCCGACCTGGCCGAGCTTGGCGTAAGCCGAGTCGTCGAACCGGAACATGGTGATTTCCATCGCGTCGCGGATCTTGTACCGGCTGAAGTTGCCAAACGCCAACGATTTGGCGTTGGCGCCCGGCACGGCCATGTCGTTGTTCAGGTTGACGGGGTAGCCCATGAGCATGTCAGGAGCTTTTGCGGTGATGCCGCCGTCATAGCTCGGGGTCCAGATCGGACGGCCGGCGCTGTCCTTGAGCTTGCGCACGACGCGGCGCATGGTCTGGGAGAACATCCAGCCTGGTGCGGCGCCCGGCAGCGTCGGATCCGAGGCGTCGTCAAGGTAGGCCGCGTCCAGGCTGTCCACCATGTCGACGAGGTCGTCATAGATGATGGTGAGCGTCTGGCCAGTGGTTCCGGTTTTACCGACCGATGCGGCAGTGACCATGCCGTTGGGGGCAGTGGAGCCGTTGCCAGTCGTGTATCCCTTGTTGCTGGTGCGGCCGATGCGCTCCGCCAGGCGCTTCATGACCATGCCTTGGATATCGATCTGGCTGTCTTGCAACAGCTCGATCGGTACCGCAACGACTTTGCTGCCGACTTTGAAAACGTTTAGGGCGACGGTGCCGAACGTCGGATCGGAGCCGGTTGCGGTGGTATTTTGCGCGATCCACTCGCCTTCTTCCGAGGTGCCGTCGCTGGTGGGGTACGACAAGTCGTTGCCCTTTTCGGTGGTGATTTGGCTGGCGACGCGGCGCATGAAGCGATAGCCCTTGAGCAGATCGATCAGCTGCGTGGCGACTTCGCTTTGCACGCTGTAGCCGCCCTGCGAGCCGGTGGTGGTGCTCATGGTGTTGCGCACCGCGATGGCTTCTTCCACGGACATCTGCGCGAACGACTTGCGCAAGAAGATGTTGAAGGCCTTTTCGTTCTCGGTCAGCGGCTTGCCGTTCTTGGCGTTGCGCGTGATGTTGTGGTCTTCAACATCCTTGAAGTTTTCTTCACGGTCTTTGGCCGCCATCCGCTCGGTGGCGGCGATCTGGCGCTCGATGCGCTCGGACTCATCCATGTGGTTGTCGAACGTGGTCTGGTCTTCGACCGTCCAGGTTTGCGATCCCTTGTCGGCCAGGAGGGCCTTGGCGGCCTTGTTGGAAGCTGCGAGGCGCTCCCGGAGTGCTTGAATGCTCATGATGTACCTTTCAAAGTAGCGGAGCGGACATAAAAAAAGGCCGCAGGATGCGGCCCGGCATCTACGCGGGGAGCGTCAGATTGGGGTGACCAGGCGCAGGCGGTTGCGGTTGCGCTGGGTCTGGGCCGCAGCCAGGGCGGTGAGGTCTTCCTCGGGCGCCGGCGGCTGCGGGGCGTTGGGGTAGGCGCTGAGGTTCCACCGCGCCTGGGCGGACTTGCCGCCTTGTTTGGTGTTGGAGTCGATGGCGTCGATGAACTTGGCGTCGAGCGCTTCCTGGGCGGTAAACCAGGTGGTGGCGTCCATCCAGGCGGTGACTTGCTCGGCGGTGGCGCCGGTCTTGCGCGCGTAGTCGGCGTTGATGGTGCCGTCGATCTTGTCCAGCAGATTGGCGGTGTCGCGCAGTTCGGATTTGTCGCCGTAGGTGAATGTCCAGCTGTTGTGGATCATCAGCATGCCGCCATCGGTCATGCGCACCTGACTGCAAGCCAGCGCCACGTATGTGGCGGCACTGGCGCACATGCCATCGATGTGGCAGATCACGTCACCCGGATGCGCCACCACCGCGGCTGCCATCGCGCGCGCTTCGAATACATCGCCGCCTGGGCTGTTGATGTGCAGATGCACGGTCTTGTCCTGCTGGTCAGCCAGAGCGATGATGAGCGCTTTTGCGCTGGCGCCCCAGTAGCTGTCGATCACGTCGTCGATGTAGACGTGCGCTTCGGTGGCCGTTGCGTCCATGCGGATGGGCGCTGGGCCTTCAGCGCGGGCGTTGTCTTTGAGCAGCTGCATCAGCTTGTTGAGTTTCATGCTGGTTCCTTCGGTGGATCGGTTGGGTCGTCGCCAGCGGGCTTGGGTGAGGCGGCGCCCTTGGGGTCGGCGCGGAAAAGTTTGTCGCTGGCCGGGTCGGAGTCTGGCGGCAGGTTGAGCAGCTTGCGCACTTCGTTCGGCGTGCGGTAGCCGTTGCCGGTACCGGGGCCGCCCAGAGCGGCGCGGAATGCATCGCTCTGGGCCTTGCTGTCGCCACGCAGGAGGCCATCGAGCTCGAACTCGACGAACTGGCCGGCGACGCGAAACAGCTTGCGATTGATCTCTTCTTCCCAGCGCTTGAGCATGGGTTTGACGGTGAATTTCACAAAGCCAAGCGTGATCTGTTCGATGCCACTGCCCCAGCTGCTGACCTTTTCGCTGGATCCGATCAGGATCGGCGGCACACCCAATGCCTCGCAGATATCGGCCTTTTCGTAGCCACGCATGGCAATCAGTTCTAGATCCACCGGGCTGATGCTCAGCTCCTTGACGGTGCCGCCTTCGCTGAGCACGAGCGGCAGCTTGCGCCCACCCTGGCCACCGTACGTGGCGATGAAGCTGTCGCGCAGCTGCTGCGATTGCGCTGGGTTGAATTTGTTTGGGTATTGCAGCGCGATCTGCGGCATCGCGCCTTCGCCGATCGTGCGGCCAGAGTATTCGGCGGCGGCCAGGCTGTTGCCGATGGCCTGTTTGGCAGCCCACTGAATGGCGCTGAGGCTCTGCAAACCGTTGAACCCGAAGCCGGCGAAGTGCAGCATGTCGTCCTGGTGGACGGTGGTGACTTTGCCGGTGAATATGTTGGTGACGTCGTACACCAGCACGTCTTCGCCGCCGATCATGGCAACGCGGGCTTGGGTGTAGTCCGGATGCAGTGGCTCCAGGCCGATGATGCGGCCGCCGCTGTTGTCGCTGCTGCGCACGATGCGGGTATGTTGGTCGCCGCGTAGATCGACACAGCGCACGATCCACTCTTTCCAGCTGGCGGCGGTCCAGCGTTGATGTGGCTGTTCGTTGAGCAGCCACCAGAGCGGCGAATTGCGCATACGCTCACGGTTGCCATCGTGGTCAGTGCGGTAGTGGTGGGCCGGCAGCTGCAGCACCGCGCCGCCCTTTTTGCTCAGGCATGCGTAGACGGTGCTCACCGCCATGGCTGTTTTGTCGTTGACGACAAAGCCGCTGGCAGAGTTGATCGGCGCGAACAGGTCTTTCATCGCCGCCGAATCGCTGCTCACGACTGGGTAGGTCTGCGCGTTGATGCGTGGCGCCAGGCTCGTGTCCTCATAGATGCGCTCGATCGCACCCGGGCGCGAATGCGCCCACTCGGCGAGCACGCGCGAGGTGTGCGTGCGGGTTTCGAGGTTGAGTGTGGGGGTCATGCCGTGGCGGGTTGGTTGAGATCGACGAAGCCCTGCTGCGTGTTGTCGGAGGCGATCGCCAGCGCACGGCCGAGCGCCATGAGCATGGCGATCGCGCCGTCGATCTTGTTCTCGGGGCGCTCTTTCACGGGCGCGCGCAGTTCGTTGAACTTGCTCACTTTCACTACCAGGTTGCTGATCATCCAGGTCATGGCCGGGTTGCCATCGTGGCGCAGCTTGCCGGCCAGTACCAGGTTCTCCACCTGCAGCAACACCTGGGTGAAGAAGGTCGAGCGCTGGGCGATCTCGACCAGCGGCAGGCCTTCGTCGATCAGCTTGCCGGCGAAATACATCGACAGGGCCGGGTCGAACGCAAACTCTTGCATTTTGTGACGCTTGCAGTCGTCGCGCATGTCGTCGGCGATAACGTCGAAGTCGGTCAAGTTGCCTTCGTTCACGATCACATGGCCCTCTTCGACCCAGCCGGGCAGCTGCGCGGTCGGGCTTTCGTCGACGGCGGCCTGGTTGTAGTACAGACGTGTGAACACGTGCCAGAATCCGTCGCGCTCGATCACCTTGACCTTGGCGGCGAAGTCGTTTTTTTGCGCCAGGTCGAGACCAGCGAAGGCATCCAGGCCTTCGAACTCGGCATGGCGATCGCGCAGCGTGGGGTCGGCGCAGCGGGCCCAAGCCTCCATATCCATCCACGCGCTTCCGGCGTTGGTCCACACGTTCAGGTGTTTCGTCAGGAAGTTTCCGCGCGCGCTGGGCGTTGCTTTGGCCTTGCTGCAGGCGGCCTGCAGCTTGTCCAGCTTCACGCTGACGCCAAGGTTAGGGTTCGCCTTGCGCCAGACGCGCTCGTCTTCCCACTGATCGCCCTCGTCGATGGTGTAGATGACGCCGAAAAATGTTTCGTCGACATGCACACCCTCCAAAATCTTGACCAGGTAGCCGCGCAGCTCGTAGCAGATGCCGGTCATGTCCTTGCCGGCGGTGGTGATCGCGCTGATCATCGGCTGCGAGCGTGAACCGTCGGCGGACTCGATCACGTCCCACAGGTCGCGCTTTTTGTGCGCGTGTACCTCGTCGACCAGGGCGGCGTGTACGTTCAGGCCGTCCTGCGTCGAGGCTTCGGCGTTCAGGATCTTGAACGTCTGGACCATCTCGGCCGAGGTGATGTCGAAGCGGCCTACCGTCACGCCGAATCGCTGGCGGAATTCCGCGTCACGCAGCGCCATCTCGCGCGCCACGTCGAACACCTCGCGCGCCTGCTCGGCCGTGGTCGCCGCGCTGTAGACCTGGGCGCCGGGCTCGCTGTCGGCGAATGCCAGGTACAGCATGCGGCCGGCGCCGCGGGTCGACTTGGCGTTCTTGCGGGCGATCTCTTCATATGACCGGCGAAAGCGCCGCAGCCGGCTGGCCCGGTGCACCCAGGCGAACAAGTTGAATTCGTTGAAGACCTGCCAGTCCTCGAGCTCGAGCTTGCGATAGGTGATCTTGCCGTCCACATAGATCGGCTTGGCCCACTCGCCCTTGATGTGCGGCAGCAGCTCGATGAACTGACAAGCCCGCGAGCCCAGTCGCTCATCGATGACGTAGGGAAACTCGGCGCTGACCTGGCGCACCAGGTCGCGCTCGAAACGGGCGCAGGCCAGGCGCTCGTAGCGGCCGGCCAGTTCCTTGCCCGTGACGACGCGGCGCGCGTAGCGTTTCGCGCGCTCGAAGTAAGTGGCGGCGGTCAATCGAACTCCGCGAAGCCCAAGGGCTTGTGGCCGGGGTCTTTGGGTTTGGCGGCGTCATCGAGCGCACCGCCGCCGTCGAACAGCTTGAGCTGGGCCCGCACGGCCAGCGTCACCCGGGCGCGCTGCGCCGGCGTCAGCCCGAACTCGGCCAGCCAGCTGCGCAGCTTTTCGCGTTCGCGGTTGAGCGCCTGGTAGGTCGGGCTCTGGATGCGCATGCCCTTGGGCGTGCGCGCCTCGACGGCGCCTGCAGGATCTTCGTCCTTGCTGAGCAGCATCTCCTGGCGCGCGTTGATCGAGCGACGCAGGACCTTGATCAAGCCGATGGTCTCGCACAGATCCTCGAGCGCGTCCGAGTCGACCTTGGAAAGCAGGTTGTAGCGCACCAGCTCGGGCACCAGGCGCTTCCAGGCCTTGCGTCCCTCGCGGCTGATGTCGCGCGGCAGCGACGGCGCACCCACCTCGGGCCGGAACGTCGAAGTCAGGTCCACCGGCCGATGGCCACGCCCTTCCAACAGTTTCAGCTCTGGCGGCTTCGCAGCCGGTCCCCGAAGTCCCACTACTCTCTCCTCTACTTAACCGCCACCCCCACAGCTGTCTCTC